GCGGCGCCCGTCAGCGGCGCGCGCCAGGCGCTCGACCGCCGCGAGAGCACCGAGCGCTCCTTCCTCGCCCTCTGCCTCGCTCTGCCCGAGCACGGCGAGCGCCGCCTCGCCGCCGCCGACCTCGACGCCGTCTTCACCTCCCCGCTGACCCGCCTGGCCGCCGAGCGCCTCCGCGGCAACCTCATGACCCCATCCGTCGTCCTCGCGGCCGAGCCCGAGCTCGCCGAGCTGATCCCCGAGCTGGTGGTCAGCGCGGGCAACATCGACGCCAGTCCCATCACCCTCGAGGTCGAGGCCCTTCAGCTCGACCTCCACCGCCTCGACCGCGAGATCTCCGTCGCCCGCACCGGCGAGTCCGGCGCGGTCAAGAACCTCGCCGTCGAGCGCCAGAGGATCCTCGACGAGATCCGCCACAGGCTGCAGTAGGAGCGGCGAATCCGTCCGCCACACGAACTAGTGTTCGTGTCGTGGAACGGGAGTGGCTGGAGCTGAAGCTGGGGGAGGGACGGTCGATCGAGTCGCTCGCGCGCGAGCTGGGGAGGCATCCGTCGACGGTCGCCTACTGGGTGAACAAGCACGGCCTGGCGTCGGCGCACGCGGAACGGCATGCGGCCCGCGGAGGCATCGGGCGGGAGACCCTCGAGGACCTTGTCGAGCGTGGCCTCTCGAGCCGCGGCATCGCGACCGAACTGGGCGTGAGCCAGGCCACGGTCAACCACTGGCTCAAGCGTCACGGCCTGAAGACGGAGCGGGCCCGAGGCGATGCAGGCCAGGGCGAGAGCCAGGTGCTCCGCACCTGCCTCCATCACGGTGAGGGCGTCTTCGTCCGCTACGGCGAGGCCGACCACTACCGCTGCCTGCGCTGTCGTCGCGAGCGGGTCATCGACCGCCGTCGCAGGGTCAAGGAGATCCTGGTGGCGGAGGCCGGTGGCGCATGCGCGCTCTGCGGCTACTCGCGCTGTGTGGCGGCGCTCCACTTCCACCACCGCGATCCGGCGACCAAGGAGTTCGGCCTGGCGCTGAACGGCGTCGCCCGATCGCTGGCCCGCTCGCGGGTGGAGGCGGCCAAGTGCGTGCTGCTCTGCGCGAACTGTCATGCGGAGGTCGAAGCCGGGCAGTCTGGGATACCCTTGGAGCGGTCGCGGGAGTGATCCCGTGTAGCTCAGCAGACACGATCCGGGGTAGCTCAATGGTGGAGCGGCGCCCTGTTAAGGCGATGGTTGTGGGTTCGAGTCCCACCCCCGGAGTCTCCATGAACGCCCGCCCAGCGCGGGCGTTCGGCGTTCCGGGTACCAATCCGAGTACCGTCGATCGCGCAACTCGAAGATCACGCCGATTCTTAGTAGGCGCCCGCCGCCACCCCGGTACTGCACCTCACAAAAACGTTGCGGGGAGCGAGTCACTTAGGGACTCAGCCAGTGACGTAGGCGCCGTTGAATGTCCCTACCGACCCCTAGTCTGCATTTATGCAGTCCCTTACCGTCCGTCAGACCGCGAACATGGTTGGCGTGTCTGAGCGGAACCTGTACCACGCGAGCCGCGTCAAACGAGACGCGCCAGACCTCTACGAGCGCATCGTGGCGGGCGATCTGACGATCGGAGCGGCCGTCACGATGCTTCGTGAACGTCTGACCGGGGATGGTCTTACCGACGCCCAGCGTGGGCGCGCCGCGGAGTCCGACATACTGGCCACCCGACTGGTCGAGGTGCTGGACGAGTGGCTGACGGAGGAGCGCGCGCAACGCCTCATCGACCTCTGGATCAAGTACGGAGATGGCTAGCGCGCGGAAAGTCGCGCGAAAGTCGGTGCGCCGAGCAGATCGAGGCTAGCGGCGTTCTTCGGCGGATGCCCGCCCGTGGCAGCCTACACATAGGGCCACCAGATTCTCGGGCGTGTCGGGGCCGCCTTCGGCGCGTGCTTGGACGTGATGCGCGGAGAGGTAGTAGCGCGAGCCACAGCGGACGCATGAGCCGTCGCGCTTCGTGACGAGCATGGAGAGCTGGCGCCAGGAGCGCTGCTGATACGGGCTGGCGCGCCGGCACGGCGGGCAGCGCGACCCGGTGGTGATCCTGCCGCAGTCGAGGCAGGGTTTTAGAGCCATCCGAGCAGCTCCACGGGCTGGGGCTGGTGCTCGGCGCGCTCGACGGCCATTGCGAGCGCGATCATCGCGTCGATGTTGGTCCTCGGGTTGGGTTTGTCGATGCGCCAGCCGCGGCGGGAGTGGCGGGCGATCGTGTCGGAGGCGTGTCGGGCGAACTCGGGGTCGTCGGGGCGGGTGAGGCGCTTCTCGAGGATCGCGGCGTGCAGGCGGGCGGAGGCGGGGATCATGCGCGCGTCGTGCTGCGGGAAGGCGACGACGAGGAGACCCTCGCGTTCAAGCTCCTGCGCGGCCTGGCCAAACCTCCAGGGGTCATAGACCAGTTCGCGCACGTTGAACTTGGCGGCGAGCGCTCGGACGTGATCGACGGCTTCGAGCACTCCGCTGTCACCGTGGTAGATCGCGGCGCCAACGTGCAGGGCGGCGTTGACCCATACGACGGCGGTGGCCGAGCGTTCGCCGCCAACGTCGACCCCGATCCAGACGTCTTCGCCGGCGGTGAACTCGGGGGTTCCGACGCAACTCTGCCAGGCGCCGGGCGGGAGCCAGGAGCCTTCGCCGACACCCCAGCGGCAGGCGTGAAACTGCGCGAACGCGGTGTCGGGTACGGCGGCGCGCTGGCGGCGCAGGTCCGCGATGCTGATCCAGGGGGCGGGGTTGGCACGCTTGACTGCGCGGAGGTCGTCGAGGTCGTGCTCGTCGGGCAGGCTCCATTCGATCCAGTGCAGGTCGCCGCGGGCTTCGAGGACGGCGCCCTTGCGTTTCGTGGTCGGCTGGGCCAGCGCCCGGGCGCGCATCCGGCCGAGCGGGGAGTCGAGCTGCGCCGCGGCGGTGGAGATCAGCAGCAGCTTGGAGTCGGGCCGTTTGATGAGGCCGGTCTGCATCGCCTCGAGCAGCTCCCCGTCGGTTGGCCACGCCCATACCTCGTCGCCGATGTAGAGGGTGCTACTGAGGCCGTGGACTCGCGGCCCGTCGGATGGCACGACGCGCAGGAGCCCGTCGCCGTCCTCGTGGCGCAGCTCGAGGTGGCGGACGGTTAGGGCTTCCTCAAGCGCGGGATGCTGAGCGAAGCCGCGCATCCGCTCGAAGCAGATCCGCGCCTGGTCGCGGCTGGCGGCGCCGATCGTGACCATCGCGCCCGGCGTGGACAGGAGGTGATGCACGCCGATCTTCGCCGCGAGCGTGGTCTTCGCGTTGCCACGCGGCAGGATCGCGCAGACCTCGCGCGCCGCTCCGAAGTAGGCGCGCGCGATCCGCTTTTCGTGCGGGTGCAGCGGCTCGTCGATGAGGTCGCACAGCTCGGCCAGGCCGGCGAGCCCGGGCCGGGTCGTCCCCGCCTCAGCTTCTAGTTGAACGGTCACGTTCAGTAGATGATACGCTAGTTGCGCATGCAACTACCTTCGGAGTGTCCATCGTGGGAATTCGGCTGACCCCGGCCGGCGGTTGGGCGGCGCTCGCGGCGACCGTCGCCGAGGACCGCGCGCTCCCGGCGCCCGCGACAGAGCAGACCTTCCCCTACAGCAGCTCGGCGGCGCCGCTTGACGTCTCCACGGCCAACGTCCTGCGCGTCTCAGACGCCTACGCGGCTGTGCGTGTCCTCGCCGATTCGGTCTCCAGCCTTCCGCTTCACGTCTACCGCCGCACCGATCAGGGCCGCGTCGCGGCCGGCGAGAACGCCCGCGCCGTGCAGCTGCTCAACCGGCCGTCGCCGGGCTCTACCGGCGTCGACCTGATCTCGCAGGTGATGGTCCACCTCAACGTCCACGGCGACGCGTTCGTCGGCAAGTACCGCAGCGACAGCGAGATCGTGCAGCTCGGCCTGATCTCCCCGGAGAGCATCCAGGTCGAGCTGCGCGGCCAGCGGATCGTCTACACGCTCGACACCCTGCACGGGCGCACTGAGCACGGCCCCGAGGACATCTTGCACGTCAAGGGGATGAGCCTCGACGGGCTCCGCGGCCTGTCGCCCGTGACGCAGTGCCGAGTCGCGCTCGGCCTGTCCTCGAGCTTGCAGCAGAGCGCCAAGGTCTACACCGAGAACGGCAGCAAGCCCACGGGCATCCTGACCGCGCCGAACGACAACAGCGACGCACTCAAGAGGGTCGCTGAGCAGTGGGCGCAGCGGCACGGCGGCGTCCAGAACATGCACCGCGTTGCCGTGGTCAGCGGTGACGTCAAGTTCGAGCCGATCGCCTTCAGTGCCGACGACTCTCAGTTCCTTCAGCAGCGGGAGCTGAGCGCCCGCGAGGTCGCCCGCATCTTCCGCGTGCCGGCGTGGGCGATCGACGCGCCGACCGGCGACTCGCTGACCTACGCCAACGTCGGCGAGCAGAACCGCGCCCTGGTGACGCACTCGCTGCGGCCGTGGCTCGTGCGGATCGAGCGCGCGATCTCCAACGACCCGGACCTTTGCCCGGGCGGGACCTACGTGCAGTTCGACCTCGACGGCCTGCTCCGCGCCGACGCCAAGACGCGCGCCGAGACCTACACGCAGGCGCTCGCCCCGGACACGGGCTGGATGCGCCGCGACGAGATCCGCGAACTCGAAGACCTGCCACCCGAGGAGACGCCGTGAACCGCCCGACCACCGGGACCGTCGAGGAACGCACCGCGCCGGCGGTCGACACCACGGCGCCGACGATCGACGGCCGCAAGCTCCGCGGCGTCATCCCCTACGGCGTCGAGTCGCGCGACCTGGGCGGCTGGCGCGAAGTGATCGAACCCGGCGCGCTCACCGGCGCGAAGCTCGATGACCTGGTCGCGACCGTTGACCACGTCGGCATCCCGATCGGCCGCTACCCGACCACGCTGGACCTTGAGGACCGCGCGGACGGCGCGCACTGGTCCGTCAGCCTGCCCGAGAGCCGCTCCGACGTCCGCGAGGCCGTCGAGCGCGGAGACCTCAAGGCCGGCTCGTGGCGAATGATCGTCGCGGGCGATGAATGGCGCGGCGAC